TACCATCATGATCTAGAGACGAATCAAATGTTTCATCTAGAATTAGCAAATTCGTAGATGTTGAGTTTTTCATTCTAGCAATTTGACGCCACGTGAAGAGTAAGGCCAAATCAATCCTTTGTTTTTCGCCTTCACTAAAGCTCGCATAATTGAATGAGTCTCTATGGCGGGATTTGATTGTTTCATTAAAACTTTCATCTAGCTCAAACTTTACAAAGAAGTCAAGTACCTGAAGATATTTATTCACTAAGTTATTCATAACAGGTAAATACTGTTTAATTACTTTTGTCTTAATACCAGTATCTTTTAGCATTTCTGACGCAGCTTGGTTATATGATTTAGTATCAATCAACTTTAGCTTTTCTTCAGATAAAACATTACGAGATTCTTGTAGTTCTGATAGTTCAGAATTAGCTTTTGATAAATCTCCTGTAGAACCTCTTAGTGAATCTATCTCAGTCTCAAGATTGTGTATTTGTCTTTGGAGCCCGGCGATTGTAGAATTGTTAGTTGATATAGATGCTGTCTTCTCTCTGACCTGCTCTGCAGTGATATTGAGCCGCTCAATAGCCTGTTCCACAATAGTTGACTGTTCAGATGCATCAGAAATTGCCGTGTTAAGTTCTTGGGCTTTGGACTTGGCATTGGACAATTTTTTGTGTCTGAGATCATCACCAATACCTTGGGAACATGTTGGACAAACATCATTTTCTTCGTAGAACTTTGCGTCTTTAACAACCTCTTTGATTTTTGATTGGAATTGAAATTTGAATTGAGAGAGGCTTTGCTTTTTATCGTGGTTGGTTTTAAGACTTTCAGCAAGGCCTTCTTGAAGACTTTCGATTTCTTGGGATAAGTTGTTGTTGACCATATTGAATTCTTCGATCTCGTCCTGATTGGTATCAATCTGGGCAGTTTTCTTTTCAATTTGCTCATCATTCAACTCCGTAATATCACGAATATATTTCTTTTGAAGAGAAATCTTTTCTTTATTCAAATCATATTCGTATGTAATATTGCCAATTTCTTCTTTAAGTTTTGAATCCTTTTCACGAAGGATTAAATTCATTTTAGAAAATACACCAATGTCTAATAGATCTTCAATTACGTCTCTACGGTGGCCTGCTGGTAGTTGCATAAATGGGATAAATGAAGATGAACCAAGTACAACAATTTGGTGAAATGATTTATGGTTCAACTTTAGAATATTTTGCTCTAAAAACTTTTGATAGTCTTTAGCGGCTGATGATTGATTAATCATATTACCGTTTTGCCAGATCTCAAACTTAGTTGGTTTGATACCACGCTTTACTGCAAATGTATGAGAACCAATCGTAAAGTTAACTTCAACCTCAGTATTCTTACCATTGATGGTATTTACTAGTTGTGGTTTGTTAATGTTGCGATGTGGTTTACCAAACAAAGCAAAGGAAAGAGCATCAAGAAGAGTACTCTTTCCTGCGCCATTTTGGCCTACGATTAGTGTAGTAGGTGATCTATCTAATTGGACTTCTGTAAAGTCATTGCCAGTTGACAGAAAGTTTTTCCAACGGATTTTTTCAAAAACAATCATACGATTTCCATACTTTGTGCTTCGACGTACAGCGTTCTCATTAAGTTTTTAATACGACCTTTATCAAGATCTGTTTCAACAGCTTCAACATATGAATCCAAAAGTTCAGTAGTATCTTCTACTGATACAGACTCATCTTCAACATTATCACCAGTAAACTCTTCAAATGTTTCAGCAATTTTTAGTTCATGAATATCTTCATTTTGGATACGATCAACAAATCTATCAAACATAAATGGATCAGTCTTTTTGACTACCACAACTTTTACAAACTTATCTTTTAAATTTGACGTATCATAATTATTATAATCTATTTTTTCATCATTGTAAAACACTTTTTCAAAAATAGTATATGGGTTACGAATTGGAGTAAGTTCACGAGTTTCAGTATCAAGAATATGGAAGAACTTAGGGTCATTACAATCGGACCAAGTAAACTCCATTTGAGTGCCAAGGTAGTGAATATGCCCTTGGTTTGACTTTGTATGGAAGTGGCCAGACATTACTAATTCAAAACGTTCAAAGATTTCAGAAGTCATACCATGAGTATTTGGCATACCTTTCATCATATCAAAGCCAATCAATTCCAAATGAGCGCCAAGAATTGGTGCATTACACTTCTTAATAAAGTCGATTGATTCTGCATAGTTTTCTGAGTTAATCCAAGGGACTACAGCAATATTCAAACCATCATAATCAAGCACTTTTGGCTTCATAATAATATTTACGTTTGATGTATAGTAACCCAGAAGTTCTTTCAAAGAAGTCAAATCATTAGTATTCTTATAGAACACATCGTGGTTTCCTGGAATAATATCCATATGAATACCTTCTTTCTTAAGTACATCTAAGAAAGTTTTACGATTTGAATTTTGTGCTTTGAAATTGATAAATTTGCGGTGGTCATAATAATCACCTAGGTGCAGAATTTGATTAATTCCATGCTCTTTCAAATATGGAAAAAATACATCTTTATAAAATTTTTCTTGGTAATTTAAAAAGATTTCTGATGAATTGCGAATACCGCAATGGGTATCATTAATGATTGCTATTTTCATCTAGTCCCTCAAGGATTTCACGTTTGAGCTTATTAGCTCTTTCATATGCTTTAATAGTATCTCGGTGTTCGTGGCCTTTTAAGCTTCTCTCAAGATTTGCTGCTTTTTGCAACTCACAAAAGCTTATAAACTTGGCTTTAAGTCCCATATTATTCTCCCATAAACAATTCAATACCTTTAGCGTTTTTAGTTTTTACCTTTTCTTCTTTTGCAAATTCTTTTAGCTGAGTGTCGGTATCTTTTACTTTATCAATACGAGAACGAAGTTGATCTACAAAATATCGACCAGTGTCTGAATCTCCATCAAGGCCTGCTTGCATAAAGTCATCAATAGAAGCTTTTTCAATCCATTTGAATTTAATGTCTTGTTGCTTCTTTTCTTTTGCAATGCGACGTAAAAATGCATAATAACAGATTTGAGTAAAGTACGCAAAGGCATTTGGATTACCTGTACGAGTTGCAGCTTCTATGTTATAATTCATAATAGCTTTTAGACAATTCTCAACAGCGTCCATTACCATTTCTTCACGGTAAGTGTATCGAATAAAATTAGATTTGTGAGACAAGCCTTCGGCAATCTTAAGGAAACAGGTTGCAATATAATCAGTAACAACTGGAAGTGCTTGACCTTCCTCTTGGGCTTTATTTACTGATGAGACGTATTCAACTACTTTATAAGAGAATTCTCTATTGTTGACATAATGTGGTTTATCTTTTGGTTTGATTTTAGCCATGATATACTCCTAGCATATATTATTAGTTATATTATAAACTAATTCTAAGGAAATGTACACTACTTTTTTATGAATTTATTTTCATAAAAATGCATTTTAGGGGTTTACAGATTGGGAAAACTGTGGTATAATTAATAGAGTCCGGTGAGAGAGGGGGATATACTATCTCTAATGTAACTTCTTAGATGGTGATTCCATAAAATTTAGATCCATATCATCGTCATCAAGGTCTGCCATACCATTATCTATATCACTAGTATTATCAGACCGAAGAGCCGCTCGAATATACTTTTCTTTAATTTCACTAGTTACTTCACTCGCAGAAATTACATTTCGCGAGTTTAACTTGACCAGATTGTTTTTTGCAAATGGGAAATATTTTGTAAAGTAATAAGTGTCATATCCATTAGCAGCAGTTACAAGATTTAAATTCATAGGTCTTTCAACAAGAATTGAAGCACCTTCAGTAGAATTTATATATGTCACAATTTCGCTACCATCAGATAACTTTACATGTTGAATATCCATTTCTTCTATAGAATCATTTTCTTCTATCATAAAGTTATCTCATAAATTTTATATTTGAATTTTTCTTTTGTGTAGATCTTAATTCGTTCAGCTGCATGGTTGAGTGTATAGTTCTTATTACTCTTCCAATGTAGATCATCGGCAATATCATAAAGCTTTGTATCTCTACCATCTTCAGATTTTCTCAATCCGCGGCCAATTGATTGTAGGACTTTGATTTGAGATTTTGATGGAGATGCAAATACAATATTATGCAGATTGCGAATATTAATACCAGTAGAAAAAGTGCCAAGACTCGCAACAATAATAGCATTCTTTTCTTTTTCAGTAATAGATCTGACTTGCTCTCTTGTATCTACATCAGTGGCGCCTGAAACAAAAAAGATTTTTCTTCTTGGGTGAGCTCTACTCTTAATAATATCGTATAATGGTTTACCATGTTTTTCCACTAATTGGAAAAGTACTAATGTATTACCATCTTGATCAAGCGCTAGATTTGAAATAAAGCTATTT